AATATATCTGATATTATATAACTAGAGAAACCTCCATACCAACGAGCAAAATTTCCTCCTATAATAACTTTATCTTGTGGTTGGGGTATTATATCCTTTATTAAATCTTCGATTAATAAAGTCTTTATTACGTTTACTTGTTTATGTGGTAATAAACCCTTATAAAATTTAACATCATGTTCGTTATGAGCAAATATACTATCACACTTAGATAACAAGTTATAAAAATTAAACTGGTCTGCAATTTCATAATCATTGAAAAACCATGAAGGACCTTCTTGTATATAGTGTACTTTTTTATTATTGGATTTTAAAACTTCTACCATATTTGAATTTAATAAATCAGATACAGGGTTTGGTGAATCGCTTAATTTAAGTCCAACGGCATTTAAAAAAGTTTCACCTTTTGGGAAAATAATAAAAACATGGTCTTGATTTTTAATTTTGCTGTAATTTAACAAATTAGTATGAGAGGCATTTAAAGCATTCATCCATGCAAATTCTGTTCTCATATTTTTAAAATTAGCAGGAATTTTACCTTCCCACCCCATTTCTGTTAAAAACATTACTTCCATGTTATATTTTTTCTATTATTTTATTAAATACTTTTTTATAACTAGGATGACATTCAAAAGTTGGTTTATTAGCTAAACATTTAACTTGAGGTGGTACACCCATAATATTACCCCATTCTTTGATATTATATTTCATATTACTAGAACAAAATTCTTCACATGAACCTAAAATATAATCATATTTATACATTTGAGATCCTTTTCTCCATGGAGCTCTTAATTTAGGGTGTATCGAACTTCCTAATTGTAATATACGAACGTCTGTTGTACCAGCCAAATGAAGTATACCTGAATCCATTGTAACTACCATAGAAGCTTCATTATTCATCATCCACCTTAATTTATGTAATGTTATATTAGAATCATTTAAAAGATTTTTACCTAATTTTATATTAACATCCATTACGGGTTTTTGGGTATTATAAAACCCAACTTCACTTGAATCTTTTCCTATTGCTACTACAGGGATTCCTTTATCATTTAAAGAATCGATTAAACCTTGCCATTGTTTTTGATCCCAAGTTCTAGTAGCCCAAGTATGTGTTGGATGTATTAATATATATTTTCCTAAACCTAAAGGATTAGGACTTTCAATATATAAATCAGTTTCCATTTCATCTGGGGTTAATGAAAAACCTAAAGAGGTTGCATGGTATTGTCTAATATCATGATTAGAATGTCTAAATTCTGTTTTTTGCCCATTTTTTAAATCATATGTTTTTCCAACTAACGGGCTAAATGTAGTATAAACCTTATACCCCTCAGTAGATGCCTCTAAAGGTAGTGCTTTTATAACTAAAGGGTGATTTTCAAATAAAAAGGGTTGTGAAGTAAAAACAGTTAAAGGTGATTGATAAGCTTCACATAACTTCCTAAGTGTAGGAATAGCTGCTAAAGTATCACCTAGTGCTGGGGTATCTATTTTTAAAGCTACTTTCATTATAATGTATTATAATAAGCATTTTGTTTTTCCTGTTTTTTAATATCTTTTGGATGGTATAATGCTAATTCTTCTTGAGCCGGTAATGCTGCGTATGATTTATGACCATCAAGGACTTCATGTACTTTATTTTTCCATTTAATCTTTGGTTTATTTTTCCAAATTCTCCATTGATAATCAGGCCAATTAACCCATCCTTTATCATTTACATTCCATCCCCACATTTGAATATGTTCATCAGTTAAGCCTTCTACAGTATTCACTCTAGGTACTAAATATACCTCATTATCTGGGTTGCTTTCTAATATAGTTGGAAGGTTTTCAATTAAAGCTTTATTAGGAAGTTCGTCCGCATCTATTTGAAATATATAATTTCCTTCACAATACTCAGTTAGTTTATTTTTCCAATTAGCAAAGTGACCTTTAAAATCTAACCCACGCCAAAATTGGAAATTGGGTAATTTGCTAAATTGTCTTAAATAAGAAGCTATCTCTTCATTACCATTTTTCTGGTCATAAAGAACAACTATTTCATCCTGTTGTCTTTTATTTTCTAATAGAAATGGAATAAGTTTCTGTATTTCAAGAAATTCATTACATACTGTTATTGCATAACTTATTTTCATATTTTATTATTCTGGTAGTACCCCAATATACGAAAGGGCTTCTATAAAATCACGTTCTTTAAAGTAAGCAATAGTAGACATATCAGCCTTATATTTCTCTCCTTTATATTTATCTTGATCTTCTTCTGGTATAAGAATTGCTTTTACAGCAGACCAACTCCATTCTTCTCTATTTTGTCCTGAAGCGAATATCATACCTTTATCTTTTATATTAATAGTAGTAGGCATCCATATTTTTTCTTCTTCATCCTCATCCATTAATACCTTATAAATTTCAGGGAGGGTTTCTATTTGTTCTTTGTAAAAATCTGAATCTTTAACCATTATAGAATTGTGTTGGAATCCACAACCATAACATAATTCAAGACTAATATCTTTACTTACTTCTTGTTTATAACAAGCATCAGAACCACATCTAGTACATTCTTTTAATTCATCAAAATTCATATTATATTTTATTTAACTTAGGTAACTTTAATTTGGGTAATTTCAACTCTACTTGGCTTGCAAATTCAGGTACCTGTGTGCTTAATTTATTATTAACTAAATCTCTCATTTTTTCCCAACTAAAGTTATCTTTAACGTATTGTTTTTGTTTTCTAGATCGGGTTAAATATTTTTTGTAATGTTTATAAACCTCTTTAAGAGAAGAAATAGCATTTTGTGGGTTAACTTGAAACCATTTAGCATCCTCAATTAACCAATTATTAGCCGCACTTTGATGTACATTTTCTAGAGTACCTGCTAATAAAACTGAATTAGTAGTGTTTAAAAAATCAGTATGACCACTCCACCCAGATGCTATAATAGGTTTGCCTGTTAATCCAAACTCTAATAAGGGTCTACCATATCCTTCCCCTTTAGTAAAACTAACCATAGCTTTTACCTTAGGGTGGTTATATAACTCATTCATTTCTGAATCGTCAAATTCCCCATTTAAAAGGTAGATATTAGGTAATTTAATATCACCATAACTATCTCTTATTAATTTGATTTTATCTAAAATCGCTTCTCTACTTATATAAGAGGCAACTCCCATTGAAGATTTTAAAATTAATGCTGGTTTTTTACCTATTCCACCTTTAAAGGCATCAAAGAAAGATTTTACTAAAACACCAACATTTTTTCTATCGTGACCAAAAGCACCACTCATCCAGTGCCCTACAAATAAATAACAAAACTCTTCATTTATATCTTTAAAATCAATAGTTTTTATTTCTAAGGATTTAATTGTTTTATAAGTACTAAGATCTGCACCCTCAAAAATAACTTCAACAGGTTTTTCTAATTTTATTTTTTGAATAACTTGTTTTGTTCTGGGGTCTGTTTTATCATAGGACATTTCTTCAAATGTCTTTTTAGCAAAATTTGAAGAAACCCAATTAGTATTCATTCTATTTAACCCTTCGATCCATTCAGCTTTACAAGCCGTAGCCTCAATACCAGCAGTACAACCAATATTAAACTTACCAACAGGTGTAAATTCATTTGGAATAGTTATTTGCATCCAAACTTCAGGTTGAGTTTTTTGCCAATCTTGAGTAACTACGTGATTATTTAAAAAAGTCCATTCAGGGTGATCATTACAAAAACCCCATGAAGTTTCACCCCATCTTTGGGATAATAATTCTACTTTATATTTATCAGATTCTATTATAGCTTTAACTATATCTCGACTACGTGCCCCATAACCTGAATAGGTATCAAAGGGACAGCTTATTACAAAACGTGGTTTACTCATTAATATATTATTTTATGATTTAAAAATTTACCTTTATATTTATTAGTGTTAATTACTTCATATTTTTCTCTAGGTTTCCAAGTATCAAATAAAGTGTCTAAAGCCTCTATAACTCTTTTTGCTTGGTGTTTAGAAGTAAATCCTGCTTCATCACCTAAAGCCCACTCTCTACCTTTTAAACCTCTTCTTTTTAATTCTTTTCTTCCTAATTTATAACATTCTTGCATTCTTACAGTTGCATCTTCCCAAGCACATCTATCATCATATATATAAGGAGTTGGAGGGGATCCTTGAATAGATCTAGAAGTTGGGTAGACTGGAAATGCCCATTCACCATGTTTCTTATATGTACCCCTATGATTAGAAGGAACCTCAGCACTAGGCTCAAACCATTTATCTTCATTATCTACAAATCTCATTTGATCTTGCATTCCACCTGTAACATTAGCTATAATAGGTGTACCTGATAATATAGCTTCTGTATTAGCTAATCCCCACCCTTCATTAGATGTTAATAGAGTATGAACATCTGCTATATTATATAACCAATTTAATTGTTGTTCAGATAATCTTTGATCTATAAAAATTACGTTATCTTTATAACTTTCATCAAATAAATATTCTTTAACCTTAGGTAAATCAGTTCCAGCATCAGTTACTCTTTCTGTTTTGAGAACTATAAAACAATCCCTTGCTTCATTTTCAGGTAAAGAATCTAAAAATGCTCTAAAAGCCATTAATGTGTCTGGGATTTGTTTTCTTCTAATATTTCTAGAATTAAAAAATAGTACAAATTTTGGTTCCTTTTTATTAAATATTTGTGATTTGAAATTTATATAATCTAAATCATTTTCATCAATAGGAAAATAGGAGTTACGATTCTTACCATGGGGTACATACCTAAATACCTTATTACCTTCACTTCCTTTTAATACTAGTTTATTAATATTTACGGTTTGTTTTGATATACCCATTAATAAATCACAGGCTTCATAGTATGGTTTATTATACATTGGAGCAGGATAATCATCCCAAATATTTAAATAAGTAATAGGAATTTGTTTTCTAATTTCCTGTTCCATATTAAATATAAAAGTAAAGTATCTTGGATCCGTAATTAAAAATAGAGCATCAGGTTTTTCAAGTTTTATAAGTTCTCTTATAATTCTACTATCACCATACCCATCTACAGGATACATTACTACTGAGGAGTCTTTTAAACCATTAACTTCATTTGTAGCTGTAGAAAGGTCTAGTCTTTTTCCTTTTTCAGGGTGATTAATTGATCCAGCAATTTGTACCCAATTAAAATGATGTGCAGTATGAGTTACTATTTCTTTAGCAACAGTTGCTACACCTGAATGTACTCTAATATCATCACATATTAAAAGTATTTTTTTTCTTTTATCCTTAGGGATATGTTTAAAATCTGTGTTCATAAGGTTATAATTCGATATTTGTTTGATTGGTTATTTGTTTACGGAAATTTTCATCTGTAAGGTACAAAAATAATGCACGATCAGCAAGTTTTTGTAGTGAAAATTTACGTTTTACACATTCAATCTTAAAATTCTCGAATAGATCACTTTGAACTTTAACACTAGTTAGTGTCATCTTTTTTGGATTACTCATAGTCTTTATTTATTAAAACGTTATTTATTATATATACATATATGGGAACCTACGAAAAATGTTCACCGGCTCCACATAATTCTTTATCTTTACTATAAGGACAGAAATTACAATTCCATTTAGATGGAGATTTGTGATAGTCTGCTTCTTTTATTTTTCCACTTGAATTAAAACATTCATTGATAAAATCATTAATAGCATTTTTTGCTCTTGATAGTTTGATTTTACCACTTGGTGGTGTAAACTGTTGTACTCTATAAGCTTGATAAGGGGACATAAGCTTTTCATCATCAGGATCTAATACTTTCCTCTTAAGGATAAAAAATTCAATTTCAATCTTATCTAAAGGTATTCCATATTGCTCTGAAAAGTATTGTTTATAAAGTAATAGTTGGAATTGCTTATTTTCATCTTTTTTAGCATAATCATTCCACCCATTGGTACTGGTTTTTATGTCAATTATTTTAAATGTCTCTGTTTCCTCATGGTAGGTGACAACATCGAGATACCCCATATATAATACGTTATTTAACATTTTATTTGGTGCTACTACAATAGGTATTTCACAACCTACTAAATATGTACCCTTTTTACTAAAATATCTACTACGTTTTTTCTTAAACCAATCTAATATGGCCATACCATCATCAAAAAATTCTCTCATTTCGGCCGCATCTGAAAAATGTTCTGATTTGTTTGACTTGTATTGCTTTTGGTATTCACCTATGTATGCTTCTTGGAAATATTCTTCCATGTTGATATCTCTATCTGCAGCTGCAAAAGATTTTTCATATGCTACATCTAAATAATGCTGCATTGCTTCATGGACTGCAGTTCCAAAAACAGTATGTATTGAAGATGTAAATCGTTTAATTTTATCTTTATACTGAAGTTTCCATCTATGGGGACATCCTCTAAATATAGACATCTGAGAATATGATATATTCTTTTGATATGCATAATTAACGGGTGAAGGTGGGTTATTCCTTATTTCCTTTACTATTTTTGGGAGTTTTTTTGCCAAAATTTATCTGTTATCTATATAAATGAATACTTCAGTATAATACTCTATAAAATGTTCATTCCATA